TTCGACGTCATCCTCGGGGCCGATATTGATCACATTGTTCGTCTCGGACTCTTTGAGGATGTTGCGCTTGATCCCCATGGCGCCGGCCATCAAATTATTGACGATCGACCCGGCCTGCTTGATCTTGACGATGAGTACGCCGGCCTTACGCGTCACCATGTCATCCGTGATCATGGTTTGCACGTACGATTTGAGCGGGAATAGCGCGCGCTGGTACACGCTGCGCCCAACGAAGCCGAAGCCCGACGACGTGTACGAAATGTAGATTGGCCGTTCGTTCATCAACGTGACCGACCGCGACCGATGGTACGGCACGCCCGCGACCGAGATCGCCGCATGCTTCTGAAAGTCGGGGGAGTTCGGATCTTGATTCAGCACCAGCGACCCGGCGGTGTTCAGCGGATCGAGGTCGTTGAAGTACAAATTCAACCTGGCGTAGTCCTTCGTCGGTATTTCTTTATTCGTTGGTATATTCGGCGCACCGAACGCACATGACGCAATGCCGTACACCCGCGCCAGCGTGCCGGTGTTCAAGATATGGTCATCGATACCTAGTTTCAGCCACTCAGCCTCGAACGCTTCTTTGACAACGTCGCCCGGCGCTGCTTTGACGACCAGTTCACGGGCTTGCGATAGGGCGACGCGCAACGGCTTTTGCGCCATCTTGAGCCCGAGCGGGTGGAACTCGTACACCGTCTTGCAAAGCTGATAACTCGGCTCGGTGCCCGGTTCCATCCCGTCAGTCATCAAGAAGGATTGAAGCGCGTTGCCCAGCGCCGAGCCGTTGACGGAGATGCTAGACATATTGAATCGTTACATCTGCGGGGGTTGCGCCGGCCGTCACGACGTACAGCCCCGTCGCCAGGGCGATATTGAACGCGAGCGATGTTTGCGCGGCGGCCGAGATTGTGGCCAACTTGGTGCCTGTGTTGTCGATGCCGTCGTACACCGTCACGCTGGCGCCCGCTTGGGCGGTGTTGACCGTCACGCCCTCAAACGTGCCGGCGCCGGTCTTAACGAGCGTGCCGACCGACGTGGTAATGTTTTTGGCAAGCGCCCCGGCTGCGTAGACCGGGATCGCCCCGGCGCGCAGATTTTGGGCATTCGGGAAAGCTGAATTACTCATGATTTAAAACCCCTCGGCCCCGTTCAGGCCAATAGCTACACCATAGGTGAAAGTGTCTGTCAAATCGTCCGCGCGCTTGGCTGCATCCTTGTCGCCGATCCGATACCCGCATACTTGCGAGATTGAATGATTGCGGGTTTGGTTCTTGTACTCCATTACTTTATCATACGCATACGCAGAATACTTGACTTCTTCACGATGCACCGCACCTGATGCCATAATCGCCCGACCATCTTTCCCTATCGCGGTCAAATCGCCCTGGATCGGCTGGCACGCCAGGCCCATACGTTGCGCATATTGATTCAGGGCAATACCGCTGCTCTTGTCCTCGATGAACGCCCCGATAAATCCGCCGCGCGCCTTGCACTGAGCAGCCAACTGTTCGCCGCGCTGCAATACGCTCGGTAGCCACGTATTCAACATGTCCGCTTTAATTTGTACAATTTCCCAATCCAGCACGGTGAGCGGGTGCCCGAAATGCTTAGACAGCGCGAACCACTTTACCGCCGTGCCATCGTTTTCGGAACCGTCTTTCATCGCCGAATCGATCACGGCGTACACACAATCGCAATTCATCGGGTACTCGACGCCTTGCCCGTTGACCGTCAATTTTTCCGATGAGAAGAACGCCACGCCGGACCAATCAACGAACTCTGCAAGGTATTCTTGCTGGTACGCGAGCGGTGCATATTGCTGCACCAGGCGCGCGACGGCTTCCGGCTTTAACGTGGGGTTCGCTGCGGTCGGCGCATGGAACTCTTTCCACAGCTCGCGCCAACTGTCCGTCTTTTCCTTGTTGGTGCATGCTTCATAGAAAAAATTCTCCGGGTCGATGCCCTTCGGCGTGCCCGCCATCGTCGCGTTGCCGTCGCGATCCAGCAACGTAGGGGAGATGGACAACTCCCATATCTCGCGCAACCCCGGCGCCAGGCTGGCCTCGTCAATCACGACCTCATCGTAGAACCGGCTTCGGCCTGCGTCCGGATCGTTCAGCGTCCAGAACTCAATCCCGCCGCCTGTTTCCAATTCGATAACAGCGTCGATCTTACTGGCGCTGACCACGAGTGGGCGCACCATTTTCAATATCCGGTTGTAACTCGGGATCAATAGCTTGTAGCTGGGGCAGAACCACCCGACGCGCTTGCCGTCGTGCGAAGCCCAGGCGGCGCCCATGTTCTCCAGCATGACCGTCTTGCCGAACCGGCGGCCGCACCTCACCACGGTGCGTTTGCTGCGGTTCTCGGCGATATTCTGTTGGCCGGCGTGAAAGGGCGTGTAAGTTATTCTTTTGGACATAAAATCGAAGGGCGGTCAACGTGTTCAATCGTATTCTTGTTAGCGTTGTCGGTCGGCAACGTCCAGCCTTGTATCTCGGCGATCTGTTTGATCGCGGCCAACGGTGAATGTAATTTAATTTTCGGGCCGTCCTTCGTTGCGGTCAGTTCAGCGATCGCCGCTAATTTTTCCGGGTCTTGCAGCGCACTCGGCAGCATGTCCCAGCCTTTATCGGTAAATACGACCAATTCCGACAAGCGCGTGCGAGCGAGAGAAGACAGGCGCTGTAGCGCCTCGTCGCGGGTCATTATCCGGCTATCAACGGCTTGCTCTTGCACGGATTTCAGAAAAGCAATTACCTTAATATTGCTCAATACCTGATTAACCGCCGCGCTTCGGACATTATCCTCCTTTGCTTTGCCGCTCGACGCCCGATAAGCATCAATCGGCTTCATACCTGCGAGCACATTGGTCACAATCTCCTTTTGGAGAGGCGTGAGTGCAGCGAATAGGGCGGATTGTTCGGGCGTCATGATTGCCACAGTGTACCGCGCCTTTACCGGTAGCACAAATCGTAGCATGAAACCGTAGTAGCAGCATTTCGCTACCCTACCCCACACTGTCCTAGGATACATTTATACTTATATTACTCAATGCGAGAGAAATACATTAAAATAATAGGGTATAATAATATATGTAAAGTAAAACGATGTGGGGTAGGGTAGCGAAATGCTGCTACTACGGTTTCATGCTACGATTAAACAGGAGATAAATATGACGTTCGTCAGCAGTTCTCAGCTTGAAGCGGTGTTTCAAGGTTACGTATACATAGAGAATGAAAATAAAATTTTGATCCCGGATGGGCGCTTGATGTCGCGTCAACAGATCAATATTCATTTTGGCGGCTTTACCTTTTGCGTGAACCACGAGAACACGAAACACACCACCCATGCGTGGGACGCTTTTTTGTTTAACACAAAGGTGCGACTACCTCGAGTCGCCCAAGCGCCCGGCACGGAGACATTGCAAGATGCGCGACGGGCGGGCAAAATGACCTACTCGACGGGCAAGCCCTGCCGCCGTGGCCACGTAGGTGGGCGGTATGTGTCGACGGGCAACTGCGTGGAGTGTATGCGCGAAAATGCGCAAGATAAGGCGGTTATTCAACAATCGGTAAAAAGGATGCAGCGCGGGAAGAAACTAGGAAACCCGCAAATGTTTGCTGCGACTCTCCCGCTCGATCATCATGCGCGATTTAAACAATTGCAGATGGCATATTTATACGGTGACGCGGATTGGGTGCAGGATCTGGACGCTGCACTCCAGGCGATGTTGTCAACGGCTTTCAACCCAGCGGACGGAAAGCCGTTCGACACGCCAGCTATTTGAACCGGCGCTCGTAGTCGATCTTTGCGATGCCGGCGAGATCCCGAATTCGTTCAATCGACCATCCGGTGAGGTCGTATATCCGCAGGATCAAAGTGCCCGCAATGTCAATTCTTGACTGCCTCACATGGCAAATTGTGCTGGAATTGGTATAACCGAGCTTAATCGCCAGTTGCTTGTCGGACTTTAAATTAAGCTCGAGAAGCAACTGATTTAATATCCGGTTCGGCGTCGTGGCGGTTATGTGGAAGGGTTTCATTTTACAAGCTCGTCATAACGCTTAAATTCGCGCGGGCTTCAATTCGCGCCACGCGATCTTGCAAAAGAAAAATTTGCTCTGTTAGTTCTTGTACGTAGCTCATTTCCAAACTCCTTGTAATTGTGCTGCCTCATAATTAGCCGCCAGGTCGGCGACCACCAAACCGGATTTAACGTAAATTGTCGGTTGTGCTTCGTCCGGGTGTACTTTGCGCG